GCCTGACAGCGTCTGAGCATTCACGCCCTCACCACCAAACAAAATCTCAAAGCCTTCACGAGTGGCCTCGTCTGCAACGAGATCCACAATGCGACGCATCAACCAATGCACATAAAGACCCTCTAGGTCTTCCTTAGGCATAAATTTGATCGCATTCACCGTTGTGCGTGTGGTCTTGTCCCGCGTTGTGCCCATTCCTGTGAACACGTTTTGCAGGCCGTCAATGCGAACTTCGCCATTGCCGTTGTGGCCGAGATGAACCTCGCCACCAGTGATCTCAGCCATCGTCAATCCTTAATTAAACCTTCACGAGAAGGTGGTTGTTTTTATTCTATGGGGGCAATATGTTTCGCTGTAATCACACGTTGTGTCGATGGAGAAGAACTTTGATGCCGTGCGCATCTCCCTCACTGCAAGAGACAAGGCTGCAATCAAAGCCGAAGCACATCGTCGTCAATCAGTGAACGAAGGTCTTGGGCTGTCGGGACGAAATAATGGTCCGGCCCAGGGGGCGCTGGCCGCCAAGTATCACGAATTGGGCGCTGGTGGTGAGATGGCAGTTGCAGCGTATCTTGGCCTTCAAGACCATCTCTATAAAGACTTGACCCCCACAAGGGGGAGTGCAGACCTTCCGCCCAATATCGATGTGAAGACCAGAGCGCGTCATTATTACGATCTCCTTGTTCAACTCGATGACTGCCCCAAAAAGACATTTGTTCTCGTAACCGTAGAAAACAAGGAAGTTCTAATGCATGGATGGATACATGGCACAGAAGCAATGAAACAGGAATATGTGAAAGAATACGTGAAGGGACGACCTTGTTATTCAGTGCCCAAGCGATTTCTTTCTCCTATGCTGTCGCTGAAGCAATATGTAATGCATGCTCTCTTGTAGTGACTTTGCAAAACACGCTCTGAAGCTGGAACTCTACCCAAAACAAGCCGAGATTCTCGATAGTTTCTTTAAGGGTGGATACACACAAGCAACATGGGCTCTGGGGCGACGGTCTGGCAAAACGCTTATGGCCGCTGTAGCTTGCGTTTACATTTGTTTTGTTTTAGAAGATAAATACAAAAAGAAAGTAAGAAAAGGCGAACGCTGGTACGTGCTTACTGTTGCCAACAGCCAAGATCAGAGTCGCATTGCTCTTAATAACATTCGTCAACTAATCCTTGACAGTCCGTTCGCGCAAGAGATTGTGCGCGAGACTGCTGACCAGCTAGAGATGTCCAATGGCTGTGTCTTCAAAGCAATCCCCACTTCGGGGCGAGCGGCTCGTGGCCTCGCTTGTTGTGCTTGTGTGTTCGATGAGCTTGCGTTTGCAGTGGATGGAGATGCGAATAGCGGCGGCAAGGGTATTTACGACGCACTTTCGCCAGCAGTAGCTCAGTTCGGTGGCCACGGCAAGATCCTGGAGCTGTCCTCACCATGGCTGACTGACGGCCTGTTCTATCAGCACTTCAAGGAAGCCGCCTCTGGGCGGTTTCCCTACTTGCAGGCTGTAAACCTCCCAACATGGGAGATGAATCCCACGATCAGCCGTGAATTCCTTGAAATGGAACGCGAACGCGATCCAGACAAGTTCAAGGTAGAATATGGCGCTCAATTCGCCACCAACCTCTCAGCCCTGATCAATAGTGATGTTGTTGATGCTTGCGTTGATGAAAAACGCTTATCCCTGCCTCCACGGCCCAGTTTTCAAGGCAGCTACGTCTTGGCTCTTGACCCGGCTCGTGGTGGCGTTGGAAGGGATAATTACACCGCTTGTATCGTTCATTTTGAGGGGCCAACTCTCGTAGTTGACAAATTTCACACCTTCGCTGCTGATTTTGAAATCAATGGAAGGAAAGAAGTGAATATCAGCATGGTTGAGGACTGGATTAAAGAGCATCACAGCCTCTACATCTTTGACAAGATCGTGATGGACCAATACAACAGTGCTGGCACCATCCAAAGTCTTGCTGGGGAGCTGCCCATCGAAGAGCTGACGTGGACCATCAGCTCCAAGGTGAAAGCCTTCTCCAAGATGCGTGAGCTATTTAACGCTGGCCATGTCAATATCTACAACCACGAGAAGGCTCTCAACGAAATCAAAAACCTCACCGTCACCTATAAGGCAGGTGGTCAGTGGAGCGTCAGCGGCGGCAAGCAAACCGGCATTGACGACCATGCTTTTGCCATGGCAGCAGCTATCTTTGCTGCAAATAAAGAAGATGACATCAACTGGCTGGAGCAATTCCTCTAGCATTAAAGAGAATTTCAATGTTCAATGACACAGTGGAAAATCTGCAGCTCACTTACGAAGAGGCGAAGTTTCTAGTTGCTCTTCTCAAGGTGAACAATCAAACGGCTTTACAACTTCTTAATGCAGAACATTTGTACAAGCCTCGGCTATTGCCAAAGCTGCAGAAACTTGAGCATATGCTCAAAAAGGGAATCACCGAAGTAGATCCTGACTAGGGTTAATTGCAAGCAAGGTGACCATGGACAAAGAACATCTTCACACCCTGGTTAAAAATCTCATCGCAGCTTCTAAGCGTCTCACTGAAGCGGCCAGGAAGTTCGGCGAGAACTCCCTCCAAGCTCAGGAAGCTGATGCCATCTACATGGCTGCTTCTGCACAGTTCCAGCGAGAAAGCTACTGGGAGCGCTTCTGCGATAAAGAAGGCCCCTGGCAGCCGGAATGCCGCGTGTACGATTGCTGAGACAGTGGTCTACATGCGCTACAAGCTCAATGGCCAGCACTACGAACGTTGGGTGGAGCTATGGGAAGCGAAGCACGTTCGTCGCGACCTTGAAAACCAAGGCGCTGTCATCTACTGGAGTGAACGAAAATAAGTTATAGTTTTGAGGCATTCACGACACCCTTCTAGCGCTGGAAGGGGACGGAATGCCCTCCTAGCGCTGGGAGGCTTGAGAGTCTTCAGGGGACTCTCGTCTCACCAATAGGGGAATTGAAGACCCCCCTATCGGGGCCATTTCACCGATGGCAAGCAGGGGAAGGGAGGCAGGGGCAACCTTGCCTCCCTTGTCTTGTATCTAGTTATACTGAAAGCACGTTGACCCTCGTCGCTGGGGGTGCATCTAAAGCGGCCATGCAACGGGGGCCGTTCCCTTGGACAAAACCATGAACGTTCTCGCTCTCATTCAGGCGAAGCAGAAGAAAGCTGCTGCGCTCGCTAATGCAAGAAAAGTGTCTCTCGTGTATCGCGGAGTACCTTATACTAAGTTTGCATGAAAAAGCCGGGGCACCACCCCCGGCTCCGTTCACTTACTTCTCATGACGGGGGAGCGTGAATCCCCACGTCGATAACATAGCCATTTCTACTTAGGGCGTAAAGCCCTTTGTTTAGGAATCCTGAAAAAGGGCCTGACAGCCCTTTTTTTTTATCCCCACTGATTTGCCATGGCTGACGCAATGCCGGGATAAGTCATGCTACGAACCTTCCATCTATCGGCCTTTGGGCCAAGATTATTTTGACCGCTAGGGGTTTGGTTCTCCCAACGCCCGCTTTTAGGTAAGGGAAGTACCTTGGTATGCTCCAATGGCTTGAGGTTCTTTAGCCACAAGCAGGTCTTCTTTGAATGAGGATGTCCAAACTGCCATGGGTGAACGTACTGATCTGGCTTTCTGATTCGGGATGAAATGCATCCAACAGGATTTTCAAGGGCAATCCTTGGGACAGGGGCTTCCATCAAAAACTTGACAAAACCCAATGCATCTTCCGTAAGAGCTGGATCCCTTAACCCCCTGGTCGTCCAATGCATTCCAGAAGCCGCTAAGTACGTACACGGAGGGAATGCGATCATCAGATCCCATCTGTCGGGTTCAATCAAGTCAGCAACGTCTCCCTGATAGTGCGGCCCTGGAACGTCGGTCGCTAAGAAGTCACATGATAAAGCTTCGTGCCCTCTGCTTAAAAAGGCATCACGTACTCTTCCGCTATATTCGCAGGCGATCAAGACTCTCATGAAAACACGTCGTTCAAGGCCTTTCTAGCCGTGATTCCGCTAGTAGTCAAAGTGCATCACACGGAGCCGTTTTTTAACGTTTCAATTTTTATTTTGCTTAAGATGATGACTCCACTTAACTTCGTGGAACGTTACCCGCTGTAGGAAGCGGTTAAAGGGTGTCAGCGCGTGAGCGGCCCGGTCCTACAAAAAGAGGGAGTAGGCTCTTCACCTACTCCCTCTAGTAACTTCCTTAAACCGTCACATCGGAGACGTGAAGGTTAATTCTAAAACTAGTCTCCCCAGATTCCCCTCAGGTGTGCCGAGCGTTCAAGAATTTGCTCTTCTGTAAGCGGCAAACGAGCTTCACAATGAAGCCACCGAGAATAGCCGTCAAACGAAGTTCCGCCATTCCATTCTGGATCGTATTCTTTTATTAAATACCGCTCGGCCCAGTTAAGGTGCTTCTTGTCTACACGAAGATACCAATAATGCAAGTCAATCTCTATGTCTTTAGTCACTTGAAATGGATGATTCTTTACCTCAAATCGCTTGGCAATGTTTTGAGATTTGCCGATGTAATACCACTCCTTTCGTTTTGCGCTTGTAATGGCATAAACACCGCAAAACTCAGGCAATTGGCTTAAGTCCAATCTGTTCCAATGAAACATCACTTGAACGTCTGACTTCTCACTACCAAGTCGCCGCTTGAGCGACTGCTTTTTTATTGTGTTACCTGTGCGCGGATGCCGTGGCAACGGAGCACACGGAGCACGAACAATGTCGATTTGGGAAGGAGGCATCTACTACCAGCAGGACGGTTTCACCTTACCAAAGTTGATCAGCCTTGCCAGGAGCGAGCTGCCTCCTATTCACCGACTAACGCCCATACGATGGAAGGGATGTATTAGGGCTTTCAAAGAAAGCAACCATCCGACTGCGCTGTGTATCAGCCAGCTCTTCAGCCTTGCCACGCTCAAACAAGTTGTCGCTTTGGCG